CTTTCCGGTTCTCCTTCTTCCGAGACATAGGAGACATGAACCCATCCGCTATTAGGGTCCACTCCATCATAAAACTCTAAAATTAACTGGTCATAGTCAAGATTTTCTTTAATCCAACGGGCTAAACTTTCATTAGATATGGTAGAAATTTCAAAATCAATAGCCTGACCCTTACAANGCTGAGACTTCGCGCTGCTTCCAATAGCCTCATTCAATTCTAAACATCGAAAGCCACTATTCGGAGCAAAAGGCTTATCAAAAAACACTCGAACAGGTTCTAACACGTTTTCAGTCACCTGTTTTAAGCATTCTAATTCATCTTCATTAGGAAGATTTTCAATACCCAACCGTTCAGCAGTTTGAGACTTACACAGCTCACCTAACGTAAAATGATCACTTATCCTAGTCGTTTTATCCATATCAGAGAATTGCAACCTCGATTGATCCAGCGGTGGTGATTTGAAGGGTTCCAACGGCTCCTGTGCCGCTGACTCCTGCGGAATTGGGAGTGGAAATATTTTCCNAACGATCTGTTTCCCAAACTTNAAGAACGNCTTCATCCAAATTCCAAATAAGGNCTCCATTATTAAACTTTATCTCATCTCTCGTAGAAACAATAAAAGCCGGAGTAGCGTTCGTATCATAAGACCCTAAATTCAGTTCTAATACTCGAATAAGTTTATTGAATATGTCACTGCGAACTTGCGGATCTGTTGCTAAAGGTAATCTGGTTTCTAAAAGACGACCCACTATCGTCTTCCAGCTGGCTGTATGTCCAATCGAGTTCCACCAATTCGAAAAGATACACCGAGACGCGCTTCAGAAGAGGCATCATCATCAGATTCGAAACGAACTACTGCTTGTCTTGCACGAGCACGAAGATCTACTTTATTTGTAGTAGCTGTTATAGAAGTAGTGCTATTTGTAGATAACGTCTCTGCAGGGTAATTTCGAGTTTTTAATACGACATTTAAAACTTGGTCAGAACCACCGTTTCCCGTGAACTTTACATCAGGAATCATGCGTCGGATAAATTGAACGTCTTCACCTTCCCCAATATCGAAATCTCCTGACTCAATATACACATTGTCCATAGGGGAACCGTCATTATCGTTTCCTGATTCTTGTGCATATATATAATGAGTAGAACTATCAAGCCCCGCCGCTCGTGGATAAGACACAATTCCTTCATCTAACCATGCGGTACGACTCAATTCACCTATCGACCACGTTTGCTCCACATAGTTATAGGTTACATATTTATTAATCACAGTTTCGGAACCGGAACAATAGAACCACCCAACCTCATCAAATTGTTTATTAAGAAATGCAAAAAATTGAAATGCCTGACCTTCATTTAAATTATCGAACACGTAACTATGTACGCTTGAAGGGAGGGGAGAAACAGAACCATTGTATTGATAAAACCCTTTTCGGTCCATCCAAAAAATACCTGAAGGAGTATTAATACACGCATTAGGACCCATTAAACTAATCCCTTCATTCAAGAGATTTAAGCTGAATGTATAGGGAGGACCTACAAACTGCATACTATATAAAGCAGTGTCCGTCCAGATTAACGTTTCCTGTCTTGCGCGTATCCCACCTATAATTTCAGAACCAGCAGAACAACGCATTGAACCCGCTGTGTTTGTATTCTTAGGTTCCCATTCGGCTGGGTTTTCTTGATCAGACCAAGCAATAAGTAATGGATCAAGAACATCGCTTCGTTGATTAATGGACGCATCAATTGGATCCGCTCCTAAAACAATCGCGTGACGATCTATATCAGAAACAAGAACCTGTAATCCTCGCGTGGGACAGAGATTTGCTCCTGGTAAATCCGCAAGAGCCTTCCCACGAACATTAATGGTATCACTGTTATCCCAATAATAAACACCACCTGCGCGAGGACAAGCAATTAAATCTTCTCCAAAATTATCTAAAGACCATAAGCGAAGCTGGTTTTTATCCGTTAAAGAGCTACTAGAACCCCATGTTCCTGCNCCCCATGTATCAGAACTCCACCCAGTGCTTGAAACATAAACATCTAACCCCGAACTAATTTGATAAGCACCAACAACATTCGAGCCTCCGTTTCCGGAGTCGCTACTGTTTGCAGTGACAGTATCTCCGCTTGTGTCTTTAGCCGTAAAGGTAAATGTATTAGCAGTTGGGACACTAGCTATTTGATATTCTTGATTAAGTACCGCAGCAAGCACAGTACCCCCTAAACTAGCTGCACCAGAAAAAGTTACAAAATCCCCTTCCGAGGCTCCATGTGCTGTGTCTGTGGCGGTGATAGTTGAAGACCCGTTACTAGCTGAAAATGTAACGTCGCCTGCAGAAGTCGTGGCGCGTATAGGTGTGACATCATAAAAAACATCACCCTCTTGAACGTACAGCTTATAGCGAGTTCCTAATCCAAGAAGTTTGGTGCCACTGACTGTAACCCAAGCATGAAGAAGCCTTCCGGTTCCTAAGTAAGTGTTACTGGTGTCTTTTTCCCACCCACCAATTTTCTCGGGGAACCCTTTTCGAAACCGAACTAAGTTTCCATCAAACCAGCCACCTTCGGCTGTGTAAGCGGTTCCTTCTCGATTAATTCCTGGATTTAATAGAAATTTCTGAAGAGGCACGATATCCCTCTAAACTATGTTAGTTACCCTACGTACTTAGCCAGTAAAACAGTTCCAACAATAAACGGATAGACAGCCCAAAGCATTGTCTCTAACTTGTCAAAACGCTTCGCGCCAGCAGCAAGTCTTTGTTCGATATTCTCATACCGAATCGCACATTCCTTTTCGTGCGACTCTAAAGCTGATCCTCTATTTTCCATTTTGTTGGTTACTTGGCTTTTCCTTCGCTTTGCCGATATTAAGCGCCAAAGTTTCAATGATTTTATATAACTTACCAATCAACACATCGTCTTTTGGCGTTGGTGTTAGACTGCAGACAATACTCGCTATAGCTATTACGGCCACAGCCCCTTGTACGATACTCACAATTAAATCCATTGATCCTCCTCTTATTTCAGGCTTGTTCAGATTGGGCTTCTTCTACCTGCATTAAAACCACGCATTGCTGAAAGGCCAGTTGCGCTGTTTCTAATTTTTCGGCAATCTCTGCAATTTGAGCTTGGTATACCGAGATCTCTTGGTTTAGCCGTGCTTGTTTATTCTGCAACCTCTGTATATTGTGCGGCAGTTCAACGACCTCTGTTTCCTGTACCTCTTCCGCTAAAACGTCTTCTTCAGTGGTGCTCTCTAGTGCTTCTTCCGCCATTGTCTGTGCTCCAAACATTAAAATTTGCGGCAACGGTACGCCGCTCTCCTTCACCCTCGAAAGGGTATACCATGTGCTGCAACCAGGAAGGAAACATCAAAAACTTCCCTATCTCCGGCTTAATTACAAAACTCTGCGGTGGCCGCAATCGCTCCACATCAATCACCGAATTCATTCCGTACTGAAATGCCAAACACCCGTCACTATTCCCACTAGCATTGTACAGGCTGTATTCAGGACTGCTCGCAGTTGGCTGATCCAGAATCTGCTGTGGCACTTTCGTCCATGACGTGCAGGACAAACCCATAATGGTCTTTGTGCCGTGGTCGTGAATCGGATTGTAGTCTCCCGCGTAGCTGTGGACTGACCACAGTTCATCCACTTCGACATGGCGGTGATCGATCAGATTGCCTGTCGAGGCAAACCCTTTCAAATACTCCACCGCCAAAGTACCGCTCATGCGAACAAAGTCTTCAAGCCGTGAATCGTGATGATCCATTGTCAGTTGCTCGCCGTGACCAATCTGTCCCACGAGTGTTCCCGCATGGGAGTGGCGATCTTCCTCCTCCANCANGTCATCCAGATAGTGGTTCAGACCAGACACCATCTCATCGGGCATCTGCGCTTCCAGCAACAGTACCGAAGGAACCGTATGTATCTGAAACTCTTGTTCCACTACGACGGAATCGAAAAGCTGTCGTCTGCTACCGGAGCAACTACTGGATTGGTAATCACCGAATCGACCTGACTTGCAAAGACCGTATCCCAATGCGCTATCGGCATCAGTCCTTCAATCTCTGATTTAGTCCAAGAGCCTTTGGCTTTCTTCGCAAAGTTCGCAGACCCATCAGGGGCTGTGGCTTCTGCTGTGGTATGAAACGTACTCGTATAATACGTTGCATCACCTTCTGAGTCGTTCTCATAGGTAGCCGATAGGTCCCATCGCTCGACCTTGCTCGACTTGCTGTATGGCACAGCCTTTAAGGTTTTTTTCACTGCCATTAGTTTTGCTCCTCTTTTAGTTTATTCACTTCTGCGGATAGTTCTTGTACGGCTTTAACTAATATGGGTACGAATTTACTGTACTGTAATCCGTATTGTTTCCCGTCGTTGCTAAGATTTGTAGTCAAATTAGTTTTATCACTCATCTTGTATCCAGCAGCTTCTTCAAGCTTTTCCACTTCTTGCGCTTTAAAACCAATATCTAACCAATCCTCTTTGTGTGTTCCATCGTGGATGATCGTATCTAAATCTACTGAATCAGCATCAGCATAACGGCTTCGCTTATCCCATTTGTAAGTGACAGGCTTTAACTCATTTACAAACGCTAGTCCAAGGTCTAAGTCTGTAAAGTCTGTTTTGTCTCGCGCATCAGAAGCAACCGTCCAATCAACTTGAATATTGGCCTCCGATATATTTTCATCTCCTAAAAATATCCCATGACTTCCTGTGGTTTGTGCGCCACCAGGTGATCCAGTTCTTCCAGCATCGTATCCAAGACATAGATTGTTAGTACCTGTCGTTAATTGATACCCTGCCAGCGCCCCAATGGCGGTATTAGTACCACCCGTAGTAATTGAATATCCCGCTGTACTCCCAATTCCAACGNNCGATGAGGCTGTANTGAGGGCATATAGCGCATTATCGCCCATAGCAACATTCGATGCGCCTGTAGTGAGTGTGGTGAGCGTCAAATAACCGAATCCACAGTTGTAGGAAGCCCCTGTAGAAGCGTCTAAACTAGCATATCCCATAGCGGTGTTGTATGCCCCTGTAGCCATAGCGTCCATAGCATATGCACCTACAGACGTATTACGAGAAGCCGTCGTATTGTTAGCTAATGACTTGTACCCGACAGCCGTGTTGTCTGCACCAGTGGTGTTGTCAAATA